ACCTTGTAAGTGCCTGCCCGGTATCCATCACTCCAAGGTAGCCGGCATAGTGTATCAGCTCCTTGTATCTGTTGGGTGACGGTGTGGCTGTTGCGACAAACCTGTACGGAACTTCTGCAAACAGAGGAAGAAACTCCTGATAGGTCTTGGTTCCGAATCCACGTAACACGCTCGCTTCATCCAATGAGGTAACGGTAAAGTAGGAAGGTTCTATTCTTACTCCGTCCTCGCCGTCACGGACGCGTTCATAGTTTGTCACCATGATATTGGTCGGACATTGCTTCACCTCCTGCATAGTACGCACATAGGTCACTTTCATGCCCAGATGTTGTTCAGCCTGTGTCAGAAACTCCACTACTACACGCTTGGGACAAACTATCAACCCTTTGCCTCCTGTGCGGTTCAGGATTACCCGCAGTATCTCCAACTGAGTTACAGTTTTCTGCATACCAAAGCTGGAGAATATCGCACGGCATCCACCGGATATTGCCCAACGAACTGTATCCTTGACATGGGGATATAACGACGGGGTTAATTCATCCGGATTGACTTCAAATCCGGTCTGATGGCTGATGGCCATCTTGTCTTTCAGAAATTCTATATATTCTTTCATCATATTGTTTCTTTTAATTTCTCCAATCTAAACACTCTTAACCTTTTGCAAAGAGCCTCAGTATTCTTTTTTGCCTGAGTAACCTCAACCGCATTCCCGATAAATTTCTTTTGGTCAGCTTGTGTGCCTATTAAAACATAATCTTCAGGGAATCCCATAATCTTTTTGAGTTCCGGAATGCGAAGCATCCGCATTTTAATATCCACTATGCCATACAGTGCCATGAACTCCTTTATCTTCACGATCATAGGACTATCATTGTCGTAGATTTCAATCGCTAGCCGTCCACTTTCCGTTGCTACTAGATAGGGCGGCATCTTATCCATGCGGGCTATCAATGTGAAGCAAGGGCTATCAACAGAGCCGCCAGCACTGTTGAACTGTGGATTCATCAGATAGTGCCATTTCCTGTTTGCGGTAATGGTCTGGGAGGGTTCCTCTATACTACTACCTACATTTGAGAATGCAGTATTCATTATCCACGGCTGGCATATTACTAAGTTTTGTTTCGGTGTTGTGGTAACAGCGGGGCATGGTGAGTTTATATCAGACACCTGACCACCTCCAGAATATTGATTCATAAAAAATGGAGATACAAGGGAAAGTCTGTCTTTCGTCAGAAGTGTAGGACAAGGCTGATTAATATCCTTTCCTGTATCCTTAAAGTTATAAGAACACATAAATCGGCTTTCAATTAAAGCCATCCTGTCCTTCGTTGTGACCGTAGGTGCAGGAAGTTCCACCGAATGATTATGCCCGTTCCCATAGTAAGCCGATACAAAAACGTGATGGTCTTTACAAGTGATTGCTCCAGCCGGTTCTTCCACTGATACGTTCTTGCTGTCGGGGTGTCCGCTAAACTGCTTAGAGAGGAAACAAACTTGCGCTACTCCAAGTCTGCCTTGCGTGGCTACCACTGGACATGGTTCGTCAATCCCAGGAGCGTTATATTTCCCTGTACGGCTCATAGAATTATACTTTACGAGGAAGGCATCCTTTCCTCCGGCTACAAACTTGATAAGTCCGGCATAGATACGTTCAAGCGTTTTCTCTGCAAGAGGCTTTTCCCTGAAGATGGTAGTTCCTTCATCAGAGAAATCAAGCACATCCTTTACCGGCTTCCACTTCTCCAGCCGCGAGAACATATCTTGCCTACCACCTTTACAATGGGTCGGTTCTGGGAATACTATCGGCAAGTTCTTTTTAGCAAAGATGCCGAAGAAGCGTTTTCTTGTGGTGTAGGCACCGAAGTCGGCAGCATTTAAGATGCGGTGCTCAAAGTTGTAACCGTACTTCTTGACATTGCGCACCCACTTTTGATAAAGCCGGCCTTTGTCCATGCTGATAGGTTTCCCATTCTCATCCATATCTCCCCATGACATAAACTCTTCTACATTTTCAATTTGAATGTAGTCAGGGTCTATAACATCAATATAACGGAAGAGATGTTCTGCCAACGTTCGGCTGTCGGCATCTCTCGGCTGACCGCCTTTGGCTTTCGAGAAGTTAGTACACTCCAAAGAGGCATGAAGCATTATCATGGCATCAGGGTATAACTGACGGATACGTTCTACAATAGTGCTTATCGGGGAAAGTTCCAGTGTACGGATATCCTCAATAAAGTGAAGTGCATCAGGGATATTGGCATCATGTGAAAGAATGGCATTCTTGTCATGGTTCACACAACAAACAACTTTTGCACATTTATTTCCATCCAATCGTGCTGCTTCCACACCTTCGGATAAGCCACCAGCGCCACAAAAGAGATCAATAACAAATAGTTCTATATCGGACAGACCTTCAATGGATTTTAAGATGTCTTTCTGCGATTTCATAACTTCTCCTTTTTAAACAGGTGGCTGAACGCATTATCCAAATCCAAGTCTAGATTCAGTTTGGACGGGAAAGATTTAATGTATTCGTACATCTTATAAGCGAGGTTGTCATCATCACCGCATCTGTCAATCAGTGTGAGCAACATGGCGTTCACCATGTCAGAATCATTGCCGAAGTTTTCCTGAGTGGATTCGCTGCAATGATTCACATCACTTTTCAATCTCTTTATCGCGGCTATGGCTGTGTTGAAGTTTCTTTTTGAATCGTGCCGCAATTCAAAGCCTTCTTTCTTATATTGCTGCTGCATTTCTAGAAGGTTGGTTTCTAAAACGTCCGTGAGGACAAATACGATGTTGGTTATCGTATTCAGTTTGTCTGTTCCTTGCATAATCGTGTATTCTTATTTCTAATTCGAATGAATCCCCTTCGTTCTGTTTATTCTAACAGTGGAAAGTCTTCATTCTTGATTTCACATTCTGTTTCGTAGTTCACGGAAGTATAACTTGGGATATTGAACTTTTTCCGGATTCTTACGATAACATCCGGATTTCTTGTTACCTAGTAAACGGTTATTCTCATGGTGATATCAGCATTTTTCTAGCTTCCTCATCTCCTGCATCAGCACGGTGCTTGATTTCAATGTACTCAGCATAAGAGATTCTGTTATCTCCACGCTCCTCTATCTCTTTTTCACGTTGGTTTCTGTATCGTTCACGCTCTTTCCGTTCAATATCTTTCCGACGTTCAGAAACGTAGTCCAGCATCGCACTTGTTATTTTCAATGGATCTATTGAACCGTAGAACCGCCCATACTTCCCTGACTTAAACCGTGCTATGAAAAAACAGATTTCAGCGGCATTTATATAATAATACTCCGAAAGGAATATCTCCGATAGTTCAGAAAGTTGCTCTTTCGCTATCTTGGTTGAAACTTCTGCAAAGTCATTCAATGAGCCAAATTGTATCTTTAGCCATTCTATCGGTGTTTCATCCCCATAAGTAGAAGACAATAGCCCTAAACTCGGAATGCTGTCATTCAACGCCAGTTCTGAATGGGTTGCATTACATCTGACAAGTTTGAACTGCAAATCAGGGTTGTAATCAAGAATGAATTGTGCAGGATCGGGATATTTATTCAATAACGCCCTCTGCTTCAAGTTCCTTTCTCTTTTTTGCGGCAGCTTCTCTAACGGTTGTAGCGACTGCAAGAACTGAATCACGTTTTCGCTGCTCGCTATCCTGTTGATTTTTACTAAGTCTTGTCCCATTATAGTTTCCTTCCAATATTTTAGTAAAGTTTGCTTGTTTGAAAATCCAATCAAAGTCGCATTTCCAATTGCGGTCATTAGCTCCAAGTAAGAACGGGGATTGAAGAATGAGATTGAAAACACTCCTCACTGACTCTTTCCCATATTGGGCTATCCGGGCTTTTACAGCCTTTTTTCTCACATCAGTCATTGATCTTATCTGCTGGAGTCTGTCTTTGAATGTGGTATTATAGTATTCCATCAATCCGCTGTAATCAATCTTTTCAGAGGGGGAGGGCGAAGAAAGCTTGTCTTTCTTTGATACTCCGTCAGGAGTATTTTCTTTCTTTTGATATAGAGATATATCTATATACTCTCTTTCTTCTTTCTTTGTATTTGTGCCCTCTGTGTGCCCTGATTTTTGTAAAAGTTCGGATTGCGGTAGATTGTTGTTCATGGACTGTGCCCCAAGTTGTGCCCTTAGTTGTGCCCATTCGTGTCTTAATTCATTGATTTCCTTTTCAATACCTGTGCCCTTACCTGTGCCCTTGGTTGTGCCCATTGGATTATATTCTTCATATTTACATAAGGTTATAAGGTTCATTCCTTGATTGCACTCAACAGTTATCATACCTTTCTTTCTAAGATGCACAAGAAAGGAACGCACCTTCTTTTCAGACCATTTCCAACGCTGTGACAGAAATCTTATGGATGCAGGATATTGACCTCTTGAATAAGAGATTTCTCGACCTCCGATACTCTCCTTTCGGGGCGTTGCCTCAAATCGTGCAGACTGAATTAAGTCTAACCACGCTTCGCAACTGCTAAAAGTACGGGCTTCATTCCACATTTCATTCGAGAAAAACCTGCGGCTTAGCCTCAAAAATCCTTCGTCCATAGTCTTAGAATCTCACGTTAGTTAATTGCCTTCCATTAGAAAATACAGCCCACTTACCATTACCGCTATCAAACAATCGTAAATCCGACACCTCTCCGAAACGTTTGATGTTACCGCATAAATCCACAATCCATCCACATTCTTTAGAAGGATGCGGGCGGATGGCACGACCGACTATCTGATACCACATGGCAAGTGACATTGTAGGACGTGCCATAACGACCGTATCAAGTTCCGGATAGTCAAAGCCAGTCGTAAGTACACCCACATTAGCTACTACCGGAATTTCACCAGCTTTGAACGCCTCAAGAATATGTTCACGTTCTTTCTTAGGAGTATCACCTGAAACAATAGCGCAACCGGGTATTGACATCGTTAACCGTTCCGCTTCTTTCAAAAAACGGGTAAAGACCAAAATACCCTTCCGTTTTCCTCCGGCTTTGGGATTCGTCAGTCTTTGGACGATATGAACGAGATAACTGTAAAAGTCTATCCGCTCATATTCTCTTTGGACTGACTTGTCTGTGTAATCAGCGCCAGTGGTATTTACTTTTAAGTTAAGTTCATTCCACCCTGAAGGATTCATTGAATAGTAATCCAGCTTCGCCAAGTAGCCCATATCTAATAGGGTTGACATAAATGACCTCTGAAAAGACATGAGGTTTTGTCCGAGTGATGAATTTCAGCATAGAACCAAAGTCACGGCTGGAACTTAAACGATACGGTGTAGCTGTCAGTCCAAGAACCTTACACTTCACCGCATCAAAAAAATCTTTGTACATACCCTCTTTAGGGTTAACAAGGTGACATTCGTCCACGATGATGTTCTTGAAGTGGGTGAACAGTTCGGGATGATTCTTCACACTGCCGATGGTGGCGAATGTTATCCGGCTTATTTCTTTAGAGTTAAAGGATGCAGAATAGATGCTGCAATCAAGAATACCGTATGAACAGAGTTTCTTGAAATTCTGTTCGAGTATTTCCTTCGAGGGCTGGAACACCAAGGTA